TTCGTCTTTCCAATCTGATTGTCTAGATTCTAATAATTTTCCCTGGTAAGCTTCAGTTCCAGCAGCCATTTTAGATGCATGCATAAGCTGTGCATCTGACATAGCCATTTTCGTTCTCTGCTTGTTAGCGTAAATTTTACTTCCAGCAGAAACGGCTAATTTAATTGCCGATAACCACATGTTAGTACCAAGTAGCTTTTACAGGTTTCTTGTCGGCTCTCATTCTTTTAGTACCTTTAACAATTACAGTTTGTGATTCTGTACCACTAGTCATTTTAAGTGGTAGTTTTCCTGTTTGGTAACCATCTGAACCAACGCCTAATTCTTTTTCAATTTTAACGTCGTCATTCATGAATGTTGAACCTCTTTGCCAATCTTTGCTCATATTTTTCTCCTTATTTTTTAATTATACTTAATTTTTCTTAAAGTTTCTACCAAAATCGTGTTTTTTACTCTGATCCGACATGGTTTGTTTGGTAAGTGAAACCCCTGCACGTAATTCAGCTAATTCTTCGTTCTGTTCTAGCTTTTCATCGTGTTGATTGTCATTCATCATAGCTCTCATCGTGTCTAAATCAAGTCTAGATTCTCTATTCATGGCTTGTTCTTGATCATTTTTAGCTTTTATGTCTAATTCTCTTGATTTTAATTTAAGTAATGGATCACCACCTACTTCACTACTAATTTTGTCTTCTTCTTTAGCGTAGTCCATAGTTAACTCTGCAATTAGAACTGCTTTTCTAGCTTCCATTATAGAAGTTAATTGTTTAACTCTTTGAGCCATTTGCATCGCTTGAGGATTTTGTTGCATCGCTTGTGGGTTCTGCATCATAGGTCCCATTTGTTGTTGAATCATTTGTAATTCTTTTAATTCTTCAACATACTCTAATTGAATTTGTTCTTGTGCCATTAAACTAATATGTTCTAATATATTTTTCTGTAAAGCCATCATTGCCATTGGATTATTCTGTACCATAGAGATTGACATAAAACTTAAGTGAGCATCAATGTGTGCTTTATGATCTTGACCAGGATACCCTTGAAAAGGTTTACCACTAATTGACATAATATGTTCTAAACTTGGATCCATGGGTGTGGGTTGTGATGGAGGGGGTAAAATTGCATTTACATTCTTAACCCCGATTGCATCATACATAGATCTGTAAGCTTGATATAAATTATGTAGTTTAGGATTAGATTGTGCTAATTGTAATTGTGTTTGCGCCATTGAAATTCTTTGTGTTTGAGAAAAAATATTAGGATCAGCAACCGGTAAAATATCTACATTATCATCAAAATCTTTTACTTTAATATTTCTTGAAGCACCAGGTACATCATAAGGATATTCTGGTGGTAAGTAACTTTTGAATACTTCTGCTAATAATTTAAATTCATTTTTTAAACCAACGTATAATCTTTTATGAATAGCTGACATCACCCGCGATCCACGCTCCAAAAGCGCTACTGTCGTACCGACGGCCGCGGCTTGATTCATATCGCCTACTTGTGCATCTGCAATTGATGCAAATCTTTGTGCACCTGAAACTACGACTCCCATTAATTGTAATAATGTTTGGTCTGGTCCTTTAAAAGGTAACTGCATGAATTGATCTTTAATATTGCCTCCCGGAACGTCGACATCTCTAAATTCTCCAGGTTGTAAAGGTTGTGCATCATCTCTCATTCTAACACCCCTAGTTTTAAAACCAGCGGGTAAGTTAGCTAAAGTTCCTGCATCTAATAATTGTCTTAAAGCAACTGTTGCAGTTCTTGATAATCCACCAATCATGTGAATTAAACCTAAACCATAAAAACCTAAACCCGGTAAAAATTTAAAGTGTACAAAATAATCTTTTTTCTTTTTCAAAGGATCTTGTTCACCATAATTTCTTCTAATAGATAAAACTTTTGAGTTCGCTTCATCAATTGTAATTATATAAGGTAACTTAATTCCAGTGGGCTCACCATCTGCAGGATCTACGTCTTCATGTCCTTCCAAATCTACATCAACATGCATTTCTAAAATAGTATACACGTCTGCCATTCCATTTTGTTGAATACCTTCTAATTCTAATTCTTTTTGTTTTAATTTATCTTCTTGTACAGGAGGTTCTCCTAAATCTATATCTCTATAGAAACCATTAATTTGTTGTTTACGTAAATCATTTTGTGACATACGAATAATATGAATGACAGCTTCTGCGTCTTCTAATGAAGTTGCAGAATAAGGTACTACTAAATCTTCAGCAGGGATAAATTTAGATACTGCTCTACCTAATAAATCATCATAATAAACTTTTTTAAATGTTGAACCCGATAATGGTAAATAAAATAACATTTGATCAAATTCAGGTTCATACTCTTTCATCTGATCCATGATTTGATAATTCATAAAATCTTTAACTCTTTTAGATTGATCCTCTTTAGCAATACTAGTATCACCCATAATTTGAGTTCTAACCGGACCGTCGGCAGGTAATAGTTCTTTATAAGCTTGTGCTTGAAATTGTGTAACGGCTTCTGCAAGAACCGGGTGAGTAACTGAACTTGCTCCTCTGAAAGGTTCTGTTCTAGTTACATATTTAAATCCTAAAAGATTTAAACCTTCTCTATAACTATCCGCCCATTCTTGTCTTGATTGTTTGTAATTTTCATATTTTTCCATTAGGTCCGCCGCCAAAGGATCTAAAACGTTGTCTTCTAAAAAGTCTGCTAAATTTTCAAAATGGTCTTCTCCCCCTTCTGGATTAACTTGTGATGGATCAAAATTAACGGTTGCTCCACCATCGTCATTCATTTCAATTTCAGGCTCTCCGGCTTTTTGTCTTTCAACAATCTCTTGTTGCTCTTCAACAATTACTTCTTCACCTGGAATTTCAATTTCTGTTTTTGTATTGGGTAATGCTTTATCTATTGTAGCCATAAGCTATTCTATACCTTCTCTGTTATTGATTCAACACCTTCTTCGACAGAAGTACTATCAGGTGTTTCTTTCACTGTCAAACTTTCAATCACTTCATTAAGCATTTGAGGGTTTTGTTTTTTAGGTTCTTCAATTGGCATTGGGTTTTCTGCAGCCCAAGTTAATAATTCTGCTTGTGTAACTTTTTCATCATTTGCAGTATTTACAAATGCTCCTATAATTTTATTGTATTTAATATCCATTGTTTTTAACCTACCGCTGTTATAGCACCGGATTTAATTCCTTCAAATTCTTCTTGAGTTAACCCAGGACTAATCATCCCTATATCTTTAGCAGTGCCATAATCTAAATTTCCAAATTGATTTTTTCTATCTAGATCCATTTGTGTTACTTCAGCAAATTTATCATTTCCTGGAAGTTTACTGTTTGTTAAGGCGGCATTATCTATTAAACTTTGTATGTTATTGGGATCGAACAATTGAGTAGGTTGAGTTTGAAGACCTATTCTTGGTGCAAAGCCATCAAATCTTGTTGATGTAGGATCGCCTCCAATTACATTATTACTAACACCAGTTTGTGTATTTAAATTAGCTAAAGTTGCTCTTTGTTGATCAGTTATAGGACCGGTTCTCATTCCAAATATTGAATTGTAACCTTGATCTATTCTACTTTGCATTTTATCTCTTCTACTAGCAACTTGTCTATCTGTTCTGGCCTTATCATATTCTGCTTGAGTTTTATATCCTGTAAGTCTTTCTCTTAAACTTAAATCATCTGGATTATTTGTAACATCATTAAATTTATTTTTAAGTCCCATAATACCTCTGGATGCTATTCCTAAAAAAGGATTAATTAATCCAAGTATCATTGATAGTGGATTAAATCCTTGCATCAAACCTCCTAGTCCAGTTGAACCAAATCCTCTTGTTCTATCATACGCTCCCGCACCAAATACATTGTTAGGATTATTTCTAGCTGCTTTAGCTGCTGCTATTTCAGCTTGAGTTACAGTGTCATTATATTTACCACCAAAAAAACCTGCATTAACTTTTTGACCCGCTCCAGCGTTTATTGCTGCGGACCTAATAGCACTTGCTCTAGCTCTATTTTCTGCACCACCACCAAAAGCTCCTTTGTTACCACTTTCTGCGGCACTTTGATTTCCACCACCTTGGAAACCACCTGGCTCACCAAAACCACCATTTAAACTTATGATACCTGAAGGTCCTTTATTAGCACTTCCATTTAATGAGTTGTGTAAATCTTTTTTAATTAATAAATCTTTTTCTGCTTGAGTAATATATGCTAATTCTGTTGAAGGATGATCTGGAGATGATTTAGCTTTTTTTGGTGCAGTAACCATTTCTGATGGTTTATAATTTTCAACACCACCTTGTATTGCAACTTTTTTAGGTTGCATCATAGATCCAACTCCACCGCCGTTCGCGTACCCCATAGACTCTGAATCCATTGGCATAAATTGATCTCTGACTTGATGATAAGTTTTATTTCCACCCATTATACCGCCGTCGGCTTTTTTTGTCCATTTTTTATAACCTTGATATTTTTTAGAAGCATCATAATTTGGATCGTTATCTTGTCTAATTTTTCCTGCCTCTTTAAGACCTCTTATTACATTACCTTGTCCACTTACAGCAGGTCCTGTTGCATCTGGACTAGAATAATTTCCTTTACCTTCACGTGCTCTACGAACTCCTTCAAGTACTATTTCTTTTTTAGAACGAGAATCTACTTCAACTTCTTCATCACTAACTTCTTCATCACCACTATCTGCTTCTTTATTAAATAAAGCTGCCAGACCTTGTTCAGGCATTATCATTGCGAAAATTTTTTCAGCTTGTTCTGGATTGTCTTCTATATAGTCTTCAACTTTATTTGACAAAGCTGTTACACCTACGGCCGTTGAGACAGTACCTATTGCTATTCCAGCAAGTTCTGCAAAGGGAAGTAAGATTGAAAGTGCTATGGGCATATTTTTATCCGTTAATAATAAGTTCTGTTATGTGGTATTGAAACTTCGTCTTTTTCATCTTCCGGGTGACCTATAAAACCACCTTGTCGAAATCGCATTACCGCTTGTGTTGTGCTATCCACCAAATCATCATGATCTCCATAAGGAAATGATGCACACTCTTCAATCACCTCATCGGCGAATTTTTCATCTGGCGCCCAAATTTGTCCACTCTCAAAGAGAGGTGAGCAGGCGTTTACCCTAGCATGTTTATCATTACCTTTGCTAGGAGTGAAGTTTATAACAGGTATCCCCATTTTTCGCAACTCATAAGTTAAAGGAAGCCCTGATGCTTTAGCCTCAATGATAACCGTTTCAGGTTTCCAATAGTCATATTGTTCTTTAGCTTTTTTACGTAATTCTGGAAATTCGAGTCTTTCTTTTAACGCATCGAGTAGAATTAAATTCGGAGCGGCGTCGGGATTTTCCCGAAATACACCCCAAGTAGTGATTGCAGAATAATCGGCTGATTCTTTTTTAAGAAAAGCAGTATCATAAGATTGGATGACGTGTTGTAGTTTTGGAATATAATCCCGGTCCCATTTCCGCCACCATTCCCTCTTGATTAGTGAGCCTTCTTCAGACGTTGGGTTTTGCATCCACTGCGCGTTCCATTTACCAACACTTAAACTGGCCTTAACCCCTTGTAATTCTTCTAGCTTCCAATACTCTGGCCACACTGCTTTACCAGATGGAAGGATTGCAGGAAATTCTATAAGTTCCCATTTATCAGATTTTAATTCTTTTTGATGTTTTAATAACATCCCTGTTAGATCTTTCATATTCCACCTCGTCATAACAAGAACAATTGCTCCTCCAGGTTGTAACCTTTGACGAGGTCCTGATGTGTACCATTCATAAGCACGTTCCATTGATGTCATATTCAAAGCATCTTGCTCCGAGTGAGGATCATCTATGATTAGTAAATCCGCACCACGGCCCGTGATTGCTGAACCGACACCGGCTGCGTAATATTCTCCGCCCTGTGCTGTCTCCCATTTGCCCGCGGCTTGACTGTCCTCTCGGAGTCTTGTCTCGAATACTTGTTTGTATTCTGGGGAATCCATAAGTGTTTTAGCTTTACGTCCAAAGCGGATCGCGAGTTCTGTGGTGTGGGTTGATTGAATAATTTTTAAATTAGGT